GGTAAACAACACAACGCAAGTGTTTTAGCCGACAAGATTGGTATGGGTATTAACCAACGTATTTCAGGTTCACGTAAAGCGGACTCTAAATATGAAAACACCCTAATCATTGTTAATCAACCTTGGGTTGAATTACCTGACAATCCATTTGGACAACCTAAAATTAAAGCAAAAGGTGGTGAGGCGATTTGGTTGAACTCTTCATTAGTATTCTTATTTGGAAATCAAAAAGGTGCTGGTACTACAAAAATTACCGCAACTAAAGATAAGAGAACTGTGAAGTTTGCATCAAGAACAAAGGTGTCTGTTATGAAAAACCACATCAACGGACTTGGTTTCGAAGATGGAAAGATTATCGTAACACCACACGGGTTCTTACCGGGAAAAGAAGCTTCCGAAGAAAAGGCATCAATCGAACAATACAAAAAAGATTATGCTGAATATTGGAAGGAAATAATCGGAGTTGATGGTGACTTCGATTTGAAATCAGAAAAAGAAGAAGTAGAGTAGTAACAATTAAAAACAAAAAAAGTGACAAAAACCTTATTGGTTGATGGAAACAATTTGATTAAAATTGGTTTTCATGGGGTGAAAGATTACTTTCACAACGGACAACATATCGGTGCTATTTGGCACTTTTTAAATACTTTAAGAAAGTTCTTGGAAGAAAACAACTATAACAAAGTTGTTGTATTTTGGGACAGTGATACGAATTCATCTCAAAGAAGGATTATCTACCCGAAGTATAAATTAAATCGTAGGGACGACTCTAATGAGTTTAAACAAGCTTCTTATGAAAGTCAGAAACAACGAGTTAAACAATATCTTGAAGAGATGTTTGTTAGACAAGTTGAAGTTGAACATTCAGAGGCTGATGATTTAATTGCTTACTACTGCCAAATTTCTGAAGATGAGAATAAAACTATATTCTCAAGTGATAGAGACCTAACACAATTAATTTCTGAAAAGGTAACTATATATTCGCCATCCACAAAAAGATATTATAAGATGGGGGACACAATCAAAATGAGTGATTTTGAAGTTCCCCACTTTAATGTCAAAACAATCAAAATCCTCACAGGAGATTCGTCTGATAATATTGACGGTATTTTTTATTTAGGTGAAAAGACATTATTTAAGTTTTTCCCTGAGCTACTTGAAAGAGTGGTAGAAATACCCGATATTTTAACAAAAGGTGAGGAACTTCTTAAAGAAAATAAGGACAACAAATCATTACAAAACCTTTTATCGGGTAAGACAAAAGAGGGTGTATTTGGTGAAGAAAATTATGTAATAAACAAAAAACTAATTGATTTAGATGAACCACTCGTAAATCAAGAAGGTAAAGATTTAGTTGATACATATTACTCAGAATCATTAGACCCTGATGGTAGGGGGTATAAAAACCTAATTCGTATGATGATGGAAGATGGGTTATTTAAATACCTACCAAAACAAGATGACGGTTGGATTTATTTTTTGAAGCCGTTTTTAAAGTTAACAAGAAAAGAAAAGTCAAAATTCAAAAACAAAAAGTAAAATTATGAAAGAACAAAATGACGTAACTAAAGTTGAATTTCTTATCACATTAAATGATAATTTTGTGGTTCAGAGATTCTTTAATGTCAAAGGGTTTAACCCAAAAGCAAAAGGTAGTGTAGAACTGATGAACTACATGTTTGATTTAAGAACCGACCTACAAACAAAACTTAGAAATAAGTGTGCGGTTTATATGTTGGAAAATAGATTCCAAATCGAGGAGGACTCGGCGGTATTAGATACATCAAATACCGATGGACCTGAAAGATTTAACATTATTTTAAGAGTCGGAAATGAGACAATTTGTCACTATATCATCGACGCTAAATTGTACCCACCAAAGGTAAGATATACGCTGGATGTACGACCATCCATAAAAAACATATTAAGAGAGCTTACTGACATTTTTTCAGCTAAAAATTTATCTTACAATTACTTAAACTATTCATTAGTTTAATCATATTTATCATATACAAAAAGAAAAAAATCATAGAATATGTCAGACAAAAAGAGCTTCGGATACTTAGGAAATACCTTTCAAATTCAGTTGTTAAACAACATCATATTATACAAGGATTTCTCAAATTCCATTCTTGAAGTCATTGACCCACATTACTTTGATAACCAATATTTTCGTATCATCTGTCAAATGATTAAGGAGTATTATTCAAAATATGAACATACTCCTACATTTGATACCTTAGAACAACTTACAAAATCAGAAATCTCTTCTCCGATGGCTCAGAAGAGTGTTTTGGATACATTACAACAAGTAAAAGATGTATCTGATGAAGGTTCAATATTTGTTCAAGAGAAGTCATTAAAATTCTGTAAACAACAAGAATTACAGAAGGTTATGACTAAAGCTCAATCAATTATTGATAAGGGTGATTTTGAAAGTTATGACCACTTAGAGGAGATGGTAAGAGGAGCCTTACAGGTTGGTGAAGTTGATAAAGGAACAACCGATGTTTTCTTTAACCTTGATGAGGTTTTAGATGACGATTACAGACACCCAATTCCAATTGGAGTACCCGGTATTGATAATCTTCTTCGTGGAGGTTTGGCAAAAGGAGAAATTGGCGTTATCTTAGCACCTACAGGAGTTGGTAAGTCTACATTTACTACAAAAATTGCAAACCACGCATTCAACTTGGGTTATAATGTTTTACAAATATTTTTTGAAGACAACCCAAAAATTATCCAAAGAAAACACATCACTCTTTGGACTGGAATGCACCCTGACGATTTAACAGAAAATAGAGAAGATGTTCTTGAAAAAGTAAGACACATCCAATCTACAAGAAAAAATAAATTGATAATGAAAAAGTTACCATCAGATACGGTTACTATGAATCAGATTAAAAATCAGGTTAGAAAAATGATTGCTGAGGGTAATAGAGTTGATATGATTATCTTGGACTACATCGATTGTGTTGTACCTGATAAAATGTTGGGAGATGAGTGGAAAAGTGAGGGTTCGGTTATGAGAGCATTTGAGGCAATGTGTCACGAATTGGATATTGCTGGTTGGACAGCAACACAAGGAAATCGTAATTCAATATCGTCAGATGTTGTTACGACAGACCAAATGGGTGGGTCTATTAAAAAGGCTCAAGTTGGTCACGTAATTATTACGGTTGCTAAATCATTACAACAAAAAGAAATGAACTTAGCGACAATAGCGATTACAAAATCAAGAATTGGTAAAGATGGTATTGTGTTTGAGAATTGTAAATTTGACAACGCACTACTTGAAATAGATACAGAACAAAGTGTTACTTTCTTAGGTTTAGAAGAACAGAAAGAAGAAAGGAACAGAAGTAGAATCAAAGAGCTTTTAGAAAAGAAAAAGCAAAAAGAACAACAATCTTAAATTAATTTAAAACTATGGAAAAAATATTAACAGAAAATCCTGGTAGGTTCGTCATCTTCCCTATTGAACACAATGATATATGGGAATTTTACAAACAACACCAAGCCGCATTTTGGACGGCAGAAGAAGTCGATTTAACAAATGACATCAGAGATTGGGAAAATTTAACAGACAATGAAAAATTCTTTATCAAGAATGTATTGTCGTTTTTCGCGGCTTCAGATGGTATTGTAAATGAAAACCTGGCTGAAAACTTCTACCGTGAAGTTCAATATCCTGAGGCTAAGTTTTTCTACGGGTTCCAATTAGCGATGGAAAACATTCACTCATTAATGTATTCATTATTGATTGATACGTATATTTCAAATGCTAAAGAAAAGGACGAGTGTTTCAATGCGATTGACAGATTACCTGCGGTTCAAAAGAAAGCTAAATGGGCGTTAGAATGGATTGAAAAGGCATCATTTGCAGAAAGATTAGTTGCATTTGCGGCTGTTGAAGGTATCTTCTTTTCTGGTTCATTCTGTTCTATATTCTGGATGAAATCAAGAGGTATTATGCAAGGTTTGTGTAACGCTAACTCATTAATATTTAAAGATTAGAACTTACATTGTGACTTTGCGATTCATTTATTGAACAATCATATCGAGGAT